GCAGAAGACGGCATACGAGATTCCTCTACGTCTCGTGGGCTCGGAGATGTGTATAAGAGACAGGGCTAGGGTTCAACACTGCCAGTTTGTCTACCGTGCAGAAATCATTCATTGATGTACCGGAAGAAAAAACAACAACAAAGTTTATAGGAACTTCCCCAGATGGCAAGATAGTTCGGGCGGATAGTCCTGATGAGGTACTAGGACTACTGCCTAGTCTGACTCTTGAGGATGTAGGCCAAGCAGAATATCGCGGAGATTCTTTAGTTGGAAAAATTTCATTTCCATACAAAAAAGAAGAAGATGAAGCTGTACTAAATTCTTATGTAGACGCTTACCCGTTAGATGCCGATGGAAATCGTACTGGTCCTGTTAAACAGATTCCTTTGTACGAGTACAATCAAGACAGAACCAAATTTGAACCTACAATCAACAAGGGCTATCAGGTAGATCCTACAACTAACAGGCGGATAGGTGAATTTGAACTTTTCTCTGCAAGCAAGGCGAAGGGTGCTATGGATTTATCTCAAGCATTCTTTGACATCAAGCACAAGGATAACGACGGCAAGGACGCACACTTTGTAATCGGCAAAGATTTTAAGGAGCCGGACCAGCAGCTTACCGTATTTAGGAACTGGATGGGAAGTCTTCCTACAGATAGCACTGGCAATACAGACTGGAATAAAGTAGGTCTTACTACACCAGAAAGTGTTGGCAAAATGAGAAATTTTGCTGCCTCATTGATTGAGCAAGTTACTACATTTAAAGATCCAGCTACAGGGGAAATGGTTCCTAGTCGGGATTTATTAGCCGATTTGGTGCCGTACCTAGAAAATAGATACCCGATATTAAAACAGATACCCGGATTAAAGCAGGAAGTTAGTATCCGGGCGGGGATAGACTCCAGACAAGCGATTGCTGATGCAACGGCTGTGAACAGTGTATCCCCTGAAACTGGTGCACCTCAAGAGGTTGTTGTGGCCCAAGTCCCAGCACAAGTTCCAGCAACTATGGTAGATCCCAACGCTGATCCAAGCGAACCCAGTATACCTGCACGGGTTAACTTAGCTATACCCTTTGATCCAAAGTACAAGGCTGCTGTTGATTTTGTTATTGCTGATCTGGCTCCCGGCGGTACCGAAGCAGAAATGAACAAGGCGAAACAGACGTTTTCAACTATAGTAAATTATAAAAAAGATCCAGCGGGAAATCTTTTAAAGGGGCCGCAGGGTCAGCTTATTCTTGCAGATGCCCAGCCTCAACTAGACTTTGTGAACTATCTAGTAAGCACAAAGCAGCAAGACGGATCTAACTTGTTTCCTATTTGGAAGAACATGCTTGGTTTAGACAACCAAAGAACTATAGCTAACCCAGATTTGGAAAGACAAATTATGATAGAGTTAATGTCTGCAGTAGGTAACGACTTTGATAAAGGTACGACAGTTATTTCTGCCTTTTCCCCGCCTGTTGCTGGTACTAACAAAGCTGCCTTGTTGTGGAGAGCACAAAACAACAAGGATAGTCGTCTGTTTGCCAAAGAGAGATCAAGTCGCGTACAGCAAGCTGACTCTGCCGCTAACGCGGTAAACGTCATTAGGAAAATGAAAGCTACGTATTATACGGAAGAGGGTCAGCTTATTGACATCAACACATCTCTTGGGCAATACTACGTTGCTTTTGATGGTGCTGTACACCTGTTTAATCAAACAATCGGAAGCAAATTACCGGGGCTAAAGTCTATATCCCAAAGTCAAGCTGCTGATGCTGCATATAATACAATCTTCGGAAAAGACGAAAACGGAAGACGTTATTTTACAAGCTTCTCAGAAGTTCCCCCTGCAGAAGTAGAAGAGATTGCAAAGCAACGCGGTTTCAACAATGCAAAAGAATTCTTAGAGGAAGAAAGAAAAGCCCGTGAACTGAACGAAACGGAATATAAAAGGCTCACAGCGGGTTTAGACTCCGACGATGAGACTGTAAAGAACCTTGCCCTTCGCAACTACTACCGCTTTATGGTTGCTTATTCAATGGCAGCAGCTATTCAAGGTGGCACTGGTGGTCGTACGATTTCTGACCAAGACGTTCAAAACATCCTGAAAGCGTTGAAGATGGATAGTATATTTGGACAAGCTAGTACAGAACTTGAAATTCTAAATGCTGCAGAAGCCATGCTAGTTGACATCGAAAAACATTCTCGTGCAGTAGGTAACGGAGGTATGCAAGCTTACGCAGCTATGAAATTCCAAGAATTCTCTCAGGGCAATTCTGGGTTAGATATAAATGCAGATATGATTGCAAGTAGGCTGGCTCAACCCGGAGCAAATGTAGAAGACGGTGTTGACACGTCGGTTGCTGAGATGAGCGACGAGGATAAACTAGCTAAAATAAATAAGGCACAAGGCAAATTTGCTGATACTTATGACACGTTAGAAGATGCCGTAGATGCTCTAGGTCAAACAAAAATTACACGAATCTTATCTAAGTAAGGATATCTGATGGCGATTGATGACCAGCAAACCTTAGAAGCACAGATGCTAAAGATGCAGCAAGATAAAGTTCTGACGACTATGGGCGTCGGTTCTGAAGGCTCTCCTACAAGCTACACTCAGCCTATGTCACGCCCAGAGCCTGTAGAGAGATTTCCTTCACTAGAAAAGGTAGTTGCTGCAGGATTTGAAACCCCCAAGTTTGATGTTACACGCGAACCCTTTGCTCTGGGTATAGAACTAAAAACCGACGTACAGCCTCGTGTAAAAGATCCCCGCAAAATAACTCCCGGCGTAACCTTGCAGCAGGTTATGAACTTTGACAATGACAGAGTCGTGGCAAACTTCGAAAGTGCACAAGGCGTTCGTAACGCTCAAGGCGAAGAACTTCTGTTCCCAGAAGGAATGGACTACGCTCAACGCTTGGAAGTTGCTAATCGATTTGGAACAACAAAGATAATTGATGATGAGGGAGAACTGTTCGATGTCCCGTGGGACAACCTAATATACGAACAAACTCGTTTGCCCGATCCCGATCAAATTTTAGAATTTGATGTACAAACGGGCGAAGTTGAGTTTGCGGATGGTAAAGCTACACCTGTAACAGAGTTTAAACGTATTCGTGCAGGGGACATGACTGAAGAAGACATGGATTTGTACCGTGAAGCATCTATGTTAACGACGCTAAACTTTATTGATCCAGAAATTGGTAAACCTTTGTTCGCCGACCTGATGAACAAACGTCTGATTAAGGCTGGTATAGAAGACGCTCGTACCCGTGCAGACATCATCGACTACGCAGTATCTTCTCCCGGAATGGGTGACATTGAAAAGATAGCAAGTATGGTTGGAGAAAACGCTATCAAGTTTCCTTTTCAAATGGCTCTGTGGGGCGTAGGTGAATTAGTAGATGCTGCTGACAATCTCAGCTTGGACTTTGAAGATACAGACTTAGGCTATTTCGATATACGGCATAGTGATCGTCGTCAAGCTATTATGGATACATACTGGGAGCCTCTTTCTCATCGGATGATTGCAACGATGGCTCAGAGAGGAACGAAGATTTCGTTAGCTGATGCGGAAGAATATATCTACACCATGACAGGCTTGGCACCTCGCATAGCAAAAGTTGCTGGGGAAATTATGCTTCCAACAAAAGCCGGATCCGCGTTAACTGCACTACGCTCCAAGAAAGAAGTAGCAAGATTCAAGGAGTTTTATGCGGAGCAAATTTCTAATGGTACCAAGCGTAATTTTAATGAATTATTAGAGGACTACAAGTATCTGCGTTCTGGGGTAGAGGCCGGAGCAGAACCTAACTGGTTAAACAAGGTAATTGCAAGCAGTGTTGGTAGTCGTGTAACTAAAGGTTTGCAAGTTGAAGATGCTGCTATGCAAGTCGGTCAACGTGCAGAGGTTGTATCTGCAACAAATTACTTGAGCAATCTAAAGAAGCGCAGAGCCGCATACTTCGCAGGTGTTAAAAAACGTGGGGGTACACCCGACGCAAAAGACAGTCAAGAACTTGCAAAATTCGATTTAGATATTAATAATGCTACCCTTGAACTACAGGCCATAGCCCGTAGGAGTGCCACACCTAAATTTATTCGTGATGCAAGAGTCACTGACACATATTTAGTGGTAGGTGCAGGTACAGCCGGACACATATTCCAGCAACGGGATGAAACCTACGGTGTAACAGGCGATCCAATGATGGGTGAACTCATAGGTTTAGGTAGCGCATTAATTTTGGGTTTAGCAAAGGGAAGCATACCCGCCGCTTACGCAGCCTTACAAAAAACAGCAGCATACCAAAAGTTTGGAGGAAAGAAAGCCTACGTTAAGTTCCTTGCAGAAAATATCAGCACCTATTCCCCTGAAATGCAAGAAGGTATCATTCAACGTGCAGAGTACCTAGACGAAATCTACGACATATTGATTGCAGAGGGACTGCCGCCTGAGTTGTTAGATCAGGGTTTCGGCGCAATGACAAACCTAGTCACAGTAAAAGCACTAGAAGATTTGAGTCGTAGCAAGGTTTCTGTAAAGCAAATAGGATCACTCGCTACAAAGGAACTAGAACAAGCCCTGAACGCCCAACGCACATTGGTTGCAGAACTTAGGGGTGTGCTTCAAGGTATCGAAGGCGGGGTAGGAGACACGCCAAAAGGAGACTTCTTCCGTTTGGTGCAGAGATCAATTGAGGTTGGGCAACAATCTATAGATCAACTAGGTGCAGATCTTTCTGTCATAGAAAAGCGTGGTGTTCAATATTACTTAGATCTGATCGATGGTAACAGTCAAAAGTATGGTCAACAGCTAGGCCCCGATACTGTACGTAGCTTTGATGACGCTATGGGTCGGTTGCAAGACCAGCAGTTAATCAATGCTGCAGACTTGCCAAAGATAGAATTCGACAAGGTAGCAAACGATACACGAGATAAGGTTGCAGCCGTAGTAACCAAACATGCTGATACCCTTCGTTCAGAGTTGGCAAGTGAAGCACAAGCTAAAAAGGCCGTAGTTGGGGCTGTTGGCCCTACAGTTACAGCAGCAGGAAGACGCAACGCTGCAGAAATTGTGAACTTCGATGATTCGGGAAGTTTACTTGCTGCACTTTTAGAAAGTGGTCATGCCGCTGACAAGGTAAAAGCACAGCGTCTGTATGGTGTATTAGAAGGTGGCAACTACGTCGATGAGGCAGGAAACGCTCTGGATGGCACTGTATCCGTAAATGTAAGCGACGTATTCGACGCCATATTTACGGGACTACCCGACTTGCCTCTACCTAAAATTACCGGGGAAACAATTAGACCGGGTGATATTGTCATTTTAGATCAGACCTTTCAAACCTTATCTGACCCCTTCTTTGCCTCTCTTGCAGAAGGAACCGACAAGACGGTTAAGCAAGTTGTTGCTGATCTCAAAAAAACGTTCGAATCTCAAGGTAAACAATTTAGAAAAGGCGTCAGTGATCAAACCCAAGTTGTACAGTTTATGCGTGAAGCAGCCGGAGAACTAAACAGCACTCTTGATATATTTGATATGTCCTTCAATCAGCTTCGGGAGTTGGACAAAGCAGTTCGTCACATGAGATTTACTGCCCGTCAGTCGGGTAACTTGGAAAGAGCCAATACCCTTCAGACTTTAGAAGAAGCAGTAAATAACAAGTTTGATCAGTTTGAAATCATAGACGTTGAAGGCAATCGTGCATCAATAAACTCTTTGAATGTCACCTTTACAGACGATGTAGGGCAAACAAATATCGTGCCTGTGAGAGATGCCTTGAACGAAGCCAATAGAGAGTGGGCTAAGTTTAAGTCGCGCTGGTACGACATGGATGAAAAGGCACAGGTGCCTAGATGGATGTCTTGGGGTAACAGAAGCAACGTTGATGTGTCTGTAAATAACCCTTTGGGTATACGTTACGGTACCAACCCGCGTGAGTGGTTTAACGTCAAGCAGGTCAGTAATATGGACCCAGATGTACAAGGCAAATCGTGGTTCGATTCCCTGCAACGTACTCTTGGCGATGAAGTTATTGATCCGGCTACAGGCTTGCCGCAGTACACGTTTGTTGAAGGAACTAACATGACAAACGCTGTAACAGCCACAGTAAAGACAGCCATAGCGGACTACTTTATTAGCACTCAAGGTAAAATATCTCCAGCAGAACTATCAAAACAAGCCGATACCCTAAATCAAATCTTTGTTATGCGTGGTGCAGATGGTAAGATGAAGCCTATGCTTGATATAGGCACAGTCATTGACGACGCTATCGGCTTCTCTCGTAAGACGGTAGGTGATCAAGCATTTGACACAGCAATGAATCAGGTGCAGAGTGACATACAAACCCAACTAGCAAAGACTCTAGAACCTGCAAAATTAGCAAAGAAACAAAAAGAACTAGCAGTCTCTATTCTGGAAAACTACACAGGTGCTCGTATTCCTGCAGATCAAATCGCTGATAGGCTTATTGGTGGCGGAGACTTACAACTATCTACTGTCAGACGCGAGATTAAAAATACGCTAAATGTATCCGACGAAGAGGTGGACGGAATACTTGCAGATGTTTACTTAGATGCCTTAGAAAGAAAAACGTTTAAGGCAACCGACAAGCGGGTTATGATTGCTGATGGAACAAACATTCCTGAATCGGCTATTGACTTGGATGAAATGCAGCGGATGCTGGGTACTAATGATCCAGAGAAAGCAGCCCTTGTCAAGCAGCTAATTGGTGAAAAGCGTTACAAAGTTTGGGATGCCACCTCTAAGCTTCTTGCTGACAGACAGGTAACCAACCAAAGTGGGCAGTTTGATATTACAGGTGTTCCTCGTTCATTTAGTATGGAATCGTACATAAGTCGGTTTTATGCAATTAATCGTGGGGTTATCAGCCCTCGCTATGTTATCAGTGAGGCATTGTTACAGCAGTTCAGGAACAAACGGTACAACACCCTTCGATCTATTCTTTCTGATCCTGAATTGGGTGGCATGTTCCTTGAAATGGTGCGTACAGGAAAGCCTTTGACTGCAAAGAGGGAAGCCGACTTTTATAATATCCTAGTTGCCTCGTACGCTAAAACGGCAAACACAATTGGCAAACCAGAACCCGTGACTATGGAAGATAAGTATGGCAGGGCATTTACCCTCTATCCAGATTTAGACAAGGGAATTCCTGTAACTGGACGCGACGCCATTGTGGGTGAAGGTGTTCGCATACCGCTTTTCCCAGAGATCGGAAAACGATCAGAAGACTTTAAACAACCCTCAATATTTAATTAAGGATGAAATGATGAAACAGTATTACAACGGTCAACGCAAAGGTATGATGTACGGTGGCAACACCCGTAAACCTATGATGTATGGTGGCAAGGCAACCAAACCTCGCAAGAAAATGCAGATGGGCGGCAATACCATGTCTGCTCCTCAACAGAAACAACAGAAACAAACTATGGCTAGTATGTCTCCGATGATGCCAGCGGCACCTATGCCAAATTCGCAACAGCGCACACCAATGGCTGAAGGGGGCAAAACATTCCCCGATCTAACAGGTGATGGTAAGGTTACCAGAAAAGACATTTTAAGGGGTCGGGGCGTTAATTTGATGTACGGCGGAAAGGCAAAGAAGCGTGGCAAATAAATACGTACGTGCTCCTAAAGGCTATCACTGGATGAAGCAACGTGATGGCAGCTATAAGCTAATGAAAAACCCCTCAACCGGATACAAGCGGCATAAGGGGTCTTCTATTCGTGCAAGATTTGAAGTACAGAAGGTACATAAAAAGACTAAATAAACCGACTGGATTTCTCCATCATTTCATCACCCATCGATCTAAGATATCTTAACAGGGATGCTATTGAGTGTGCACCATCATACTCTGGCATCCCTTTATTTATTGTAGCTTCGAATTGATCCGGTGGTATACCATCCCAAACCAATTCAACATTTCCATCCTGATTCAAATACGCTGTAAATTGAAATAGGTTAGCCTTATGCTGCTTCTTTGCCATTGACAGTCTCTAGTTCTTGTATTGCTAGGTTGTAACAGTCAGCCTTGAAAACAAAGCCGTTGGCAGGATCAACATCACCCACCCGATATTTTATTGCCTTCTTGTAGTAGTCTGCTTTAGGTATCTCTCCCAATATCCAAGCCTTGCTGTGATCGGTAAGGATGCGGACAAAGACATAGCTATCGCAGTCTTGCTTCGTACCGTGTGCCGCTACAGAACAATCGTAGTTAGGTGCAGGGGTTGTGTTGCACCGCTTAGTCTTTACGTCAACACGTCGGTTTCCTACCATCAAGTCAAAGTCTTTGTTGTTGGCTTCGATACCGCCAGTGTAATCCTGTACGATAATCTCACCAATAGCACCGACAACATTAGATAGACTACCCGTTATGCTGCCCTGTAGATTACCTACAGAGGCGGCTTTCTTTTTGGCACGGGCAATGATGCTAGGAGTTATTTTTATTTGTATCATCTTCTTCTCTGGGTAAATAGACTAAAACAAACGAGCCGCAGTTGGCACAACTAAGGTTGGTGACCATAGAATGATCTGGATCATCATCCGTATCATGGTCACCGCCCCAAGTCAAGTTGTAACTACAATGCCAACAGTTCATGCCGCGTTCAAATCCACTACTTCACACACACCAGCAGTACATGCCAGTTCTCTAGATCCAGTAGTGTTATCCTCTTTTTCGAACTCTGTCAACTTGTTCCAGTCGATAACAACGTCCTTGTATTGTTCGCGCCATTCTAGGTATTCATCTGGTTCGATGTCCTGATACGGAGCCTGTTGGTATGTGTGATCGCTGTGAGGCAAGAACGACACCCCTGACGCCACGTCAAAGTTTTCATACACCCACGCACCAACTTCCATCCACTCGTTTTCTTTTACCGTAACGGTGATAGAAGGCTTGTGTTCGCACCAGTGAATTGCGTACGTCTTCCACAGTTCTAGCTGTTGAATAGCTGTCATCTGTGTGCGTGTCACTGCACCCTCTGGTGACTTCATAGCAAACGAGAACACGGTAACACTATCAGGCTTCATCATGTCACGCTCGTTGTGCAGTCCCTGCTCAATAAGGAACTGTGTCAAGGGGTCTTTGTTGTCACCACGAACTGTGCGGATGTAGTAGTCGTTGTGTCGTGCGTGAATACCACTAGCTGCGTCCACGAGTTGAGATACAGTACCCGATGGCTTTACACAGGTGATTGCTGCACTCTGTGGTATTCCAAGCATAAGGGCAAATTTCTCGTTCGTATCGACTGCCTCTTGTCGCATTTCTTCTAGCCAACGCTTGCTGTCTACGTTTTTTGAAAGCACGGGATGATCCATGATACCAGTCAAGGATACGCCCAACAAACGCTCTTCCTCTGTGTTGTCCTTCCATATCTTCCTCAAGTATTTAAAGTCTGTCAAGGTGGATTGTAGGGTTCCCAAGATAGTTGCAAGACGAACCTTGCGTTTGAGATCATCCAACGAGTCGGCTTCACGAACCACCACCTCTGACAAGTTACAGAACTGATAACCACGTAGGATGATTTCAGAACACGGGTTGGTTCCCCACATGTGCCCTTGCTCACGGCGTCCGTTACGACCGACTTGTTTGTCTGCCGCCTCACGGTTAAACATACCACGCTCACCAGACTTGCTGTCATACAACGCAAGCCACTCCCGCATAAACGTACCCATCTCTGGCTTCGTTTTATACGCTACAGAGTTGTTTGCCAGCGCACGTTGTCCTTCGTTTTCCCACCACATGCCTGACTTGGCGTGTGCCATCTGATCGTCGTTTAGGTTAGATAAACTAATTAGTGCAGAACGACGTACGCCCCCTACAACTACAACCTCGCCTATTTTACACATGATGTCGTGGCATTCGATAGGAAACAACCGACGCCCTTTAGCTTTCTTGAATATACTAACAGTAAAATCAAATAGGTCTAACAGCGGCTGTGGTCCGCTTGCACGTCCCCCCATCACTTTCAAACGTGAACCTGCTCCCCGTATCTCAGAAACATCCCAGCTTGGTACCTGACCTGCATACAACAACGCAATTAGTTCACGTAAAGATTTAGCCCATCCGGGTTTACTATCAGCAACTTTTATAGTTATGTCGGATTTATTAAAGTTGTCGGAAACTACAGGAAGCTTATCGACGTTCTCTCTCTCCACACTAAACCCAACACCAGTACCACACATCAGAATATACATACATTCATCAAACGCACGTGGGCTATCAACAGGAATGTAGCTACAGTTATAGCCACAGATATTGTCACGAGCAAGAGCCGGACCTGCTGTCATCATTGCTCTCATAGATGGCATCACCTTCAGGGACAGGATACCTTCCTCGATTTCTTCGCGAACAGACGTAGGCAGTTCTACACCGCATTTACCTTTTACCTGTTCGAGCATAAAAGCTATGTAGCGGTCTACAGTTTCGCCCCAGTTCTCTCTGCGCTGTTCGCTATCTATCCAGCGAGCATAGCGTGACTTGTGAATGAATTGTTGATATGATGTTGGTAGCATGTTGCTCATGTCTTATTCCTTCTCTGTTGTTTCGATCAGTTTGTTGAGGTACCACTGGGCTTTTTTAAGGTCTTCGATTCCGTTTTTGTATCTGTACCGCCAGAGGTATTTGATGATATTTCCTTGCAGGTAGTATTGAAACCCATCGTCTGTCGCCGCCGCGATTGCTTCAATGCACTCGACACCTGCTTGATTGTAGTGTGCCGGACTGTTGACAAGATCTACACCCCCGTATGCTTCTTTACCCGCTTGTTCTGCTAGATCATAAGATGGCGGGTAGTCTTCTATTCTACCTACATCTATCTTAGATTTCATAAATTGTTCGTGTCTCATTGTTCTGTACCAAAGTCCACTCTAATCACATTGTCTTCAACCGACTTGATAAGCTTGGGGTCTTCAACCTCTGCTTCATCAAGCATCTCTTGCCCTGCTAAACGAAACTTCACAGACGCTACACCTTGATCGTACAGTTCATCTGTATGAAGTCGTATCATATCAATTGCACCTTCTTGTATCAACATAGCAGGGTTGAAGTCTTCATCGTCATCGTATGTATTGCCTGTCGTATCGTATGCTGACAGAGTAAATTCCCCGTTACCTGTCGGTCTTAGTATGATGTAATACCTGTCTGGTAATAGGGATGCTGCTTCCATAGCCTGATTAAATTCGTCGTTGTCACTCATTTTTTATACCAATCTGTGGGTATCGCACCTTCTGCCCACTCAAATTTATAACGTTCACACCATGCAGCATACGTCGTCTTACTGCCTTTGTAAATCTTATTCGACGCTCTTAGGAACACAAATCGTATGTCCAACTCAGGGTGCTGTCTCTTTACAAGCAGCATTTTTACCCTGTCATCTTTGGTCAGGTGTCCCTTTGCTTCAACGTATATGTCGCTTTCAGGAAGATAAAAATCTGGTGTATAGTTACGGGGTTCAGGAATATACTGGAATTTAGAATTTTCATATTCAAAAGGAACTTTGTTATCCGTAAGTATCCTAGCTAAATTAAGTTCGAATTGTGATCTGTATCCCGCTTTTTTCAAAACTCTAATCCTATCGACTGAAATCTTTTTATCAAGTACCCTGCCAGTTTTGGGGATAGTCTTTCGATGTTGGTAAGTTCTGTTGTTAAAGGGTGCATCGGCACACATACATAAGCCCCGCTAAACGCTGTTCTACTAATTTTCTGTAATTCTTCTTCTACAGTTCGCATGTCTCGCACTTCAGTTTCTGCTTGAAGAGATCCATCCTTGCTATAGTTGTTTACAAGAGTGAGGGGTAGCCCGTTTTCATGCAAGCGCATTTGGGCTACCCGACGTTCTCCCCCAGACTTGGAAGCCGACTCGATGTAGATATGATGCAAGCTTTTGTTCATGCTCATCAGATCCACCTCATAGTTTTTAACAAACAAGTACGGCATCACACGTCTTTCTTCTTCAGACTAGAATACCACACTTGTGGTGGATTCTTAGCCCGTGACGTAACACGGTCGTGTAAGATCGCGTTAGGCCAGCAATGGTGTCTGTAACCACACAGGTTGCATTCTTTAGGCAGTAGTTTGTTTCCAGTCTCTATAATCTCGCCATCCTTCTTGTACGTTTCAGGCACAGCCTTGTACGGCTTGAATGGCTTTACGTCTGGGTTGTTAAGAAACTTGATACGCTCTGCCGCATCCTTCAGGTATGCTTCTTTATCGTCTTGTGACCAATCAGGAACTTCAACAATAGCTACCTGACCGTTGGATTTGTTTACGACAATCCACCCGCCAAACGGCATGTCTGTTGCTTCAGCGTACAAGAACCCCTGCATAAGATAGCCAAAGGGATCATCTTCCTTTAGCTTTTCATATCCACCCAGTCCTGTAAACTTATAGTTGAATGCCCAATCACTGGCTGACTTGACATCCCAAACCTTTTCAACGCCCATCTCATCACGGATGATAACGTCAAGAGTTCCCTTTACTACTTCATCACCAATCTTCAATTCAACAGCACGTTGGTAGTCAACGATGTCTACCCCCGCCTCTTTCATAATTAGCATGATGATAGATTCGGTTAGGTCACCGAACATAAACCTGAACAGGGTGTTGTATTCCATCTCTTCCTTGATGCCCTGCTTGTCCAACACCTGTTGGCAAAGAGGACGACCCAAGCCTGACATACGAATACGATAACCACCACGTTCAGTTGTAAGTTGTTTAACTACAGAGTCGCTGCATTCTTTTTGGAAGGCAGCAAGAGTCTCAGGGGAGACAGTAGTTTCCCCCCTGAGAGCCTTAGTCATGTAGTCTTGTATTTTAAGCAGCGTTAGCATCTTCGAAGTCCGCCGCCAGATCAATGTCGTCATCGTCAGCGATAAGCTTTACAGCTTCACGATACTGATTCATAACGTTCTCATTGTGACCCTTTACAGTCTCTGCAAACAAGCCCATGAGTTCCTTGTCCTGATCTGTGATATCGACTTCTTTCTCCAATGCTGGTACAGGAGTCCAGAAAGTTACGCTACCATTTTTATGGCGGTGTGTAGTAAGGGAGATTTCACACTTTTGCATAAGCTTCTTCTGCTTAGACAAACCGCGAATAAAATCGTTGATGGGGATAAAGCCGGAACGCTTAAAGTATGCAACCACTGGTTGATCTTCGACCTTTACGTCAGTTCCTTCTGCTGTCTTGAAGTCACCAGATATCTTACCATAGATAACCTGATTACAATTAACGGCACGTGATCGCAAGTAGGCGGGGTCATCTTTCGATAGTTTCTCCTCTTCCTCACGAGTTAATCTTCCAGCTTTATTGATACCATCGGTTGATGGGAACATACCAGACAGCGTCGGTTTTTGTACCGACTTAGATGAAAAGGCACCACTCTCCTGATCCCACAGGCTATATTCAAAAGTACGCAGTATAAATCTCATGCTTACTTTCTCTGCGTAGATAAACCGACCATCTAGGTACATCTTCCAAGAACCACGAGGCAAGGTCTGACCATCTTCAGTCTCTGTATCGTAGTTAATATTAATGCGGGGCAAACCGACTTGACGGTTACTATTACCGCCTTGACCGCTTGCTTCCATTAGGGCTTCAGCATCGTCGTTATTAAATGCTGAAACAATTGCGTCCATATCGTCAATATTCATTACGTCTGTCCCTGTATCCATGATAATCATGCTCCTTTTTCTAGGGTTGTAGATAGATATTACAGTTCTATTTCTTCTGAGTCAAGCCAATTTTTGCCTATTTTTAATTCTATTCCGACAGGCATGTCATACTCGACACCATACCGATTAACTGTTTCTTCAGGTAAACTCTGCATAGCATAGGCTAATAGGTTGATGCAAGCCTCTTTTTCATCTGGGTGTACATCCAATACAATCGAATCGTGTACGGTGTTGCAGATTACAGAATTTAATTTTCTTGATCGCATCATCTTATCTAGGCGAACCAATGCGGCTGGCAACAAGTCGGCTGTTGCAAATCCCTGTACTGGATAGTTACAGATAGCCGTACGGTTTGTAGCTGTACCCCACTCAGTCCAACGTGCAGATGGGAAAGCATACTGTCTGCCGCTGGGTAGGGTAATTACTTTGGTTCGCACTGCTTCTTTCTGCAGTTCCTTGTGCCACTCCGTAACGCCCTCATACTTTTCCTTAAACGCACGGTAATAGCGTTGCTGGTTTTCTGTACCGCTGACACCACCATACAAAGGTTTGAACGTGTGCGCCTTTGCTTCCTGACGTGTGCATCCGATAACACTTGCAGTATAGCTGTGAACATCTGTACCATCCTTCACATCGATGTAGGCTTGCCCATCCTTAGACAAGAAGCCAGCCACCCTAAACTCTAGTTGCGAGTAATCCCCTTCAAGTATAAAACCGCCCGTGAAGCGGCTCTCGACAACCTTCCGTATAGCGAAGGTACTTCCACGCGGCATATTCTGAAAGTTAGGATTTCTAGACGAAAGACGACCCGTCGCCGTAATACACTGCATGAACTCTGGATGGATGAAACTATTCGCGTCAACATTATTCTTCATTCCTTCTACAAAAGTTGACAGGTAAGTACGCAAAGCACTGTAGCGCACATAGGCTACAACGAACTCGTGGGCATCACCAGACAAGTCGGTTTGTCGGTTTTCCAATGTGACCTTGTCGGTCTTGAACCCTGCAGATGCCGTATCCATTGGGTCACGAGGTATCAGCTTGAATCCGGCTACTTCCCGTGTAGGTATGTAAAGAACACCAGCCCCGTCACACCGCCGACAGACACGAACAGCCTTTCCTATCGTGCCATCCTTCTTGCGTGGATGAAATCGACCCTCTCCCCTACACTCATCACACTGCTGACCCCGTGTCTTGTACACAACCTCAGTCATGTTCTTTACGGCAGACTTGAACTCGCCACGCTTCATCCGTGTACGCATCTTGGGCTTCATTGTGTTGCCGCGCATCTCGTGCCCCAAGTTGAACACACGCGACCATGCCTTCTTATCTTTAACACGCCGTGAATAGAGCAACACGCTTCTGTCATCGGGGCTAGACAGGTTGACAGGGGTGTCACCCATAGCATCCCGTGCAAGGCGTTCTAGGCGAACCTCAAGTTCATCCATTTCCTGTTGGTATTCCTGTCGGATATCTTCTAGGGTATCTAAGTTAATCTTCAAGCCATTCCGCTCCATACGAGCCAGAACGTCTGTCATCTCAAGCGACAGTCTCAAGGTTGGTAGCAAAGTCCGTTGCATTGTATAGTTCCTCAAAGGTAGTGCCAAAGGCTTCAAGCTGTTTAACTGCAATTTCTTCTGTAGCAAGTACGTCAGCTTTACCGTACTCTTCTACTATCTCCCACGGTATATCGTAGAATGTCTTACCGCTTTTAAGATACGGCTCAACAAGGTCTTTCTCCTTGCGGGTAACGTCATACTTTTCTGCAAGAGCAGCAAGTCCAAGAGGCCAACGCTGGGCTTTCGATAAAATATATTCCGCCACCATCGTATCATAGATGTCACCGTCGTAAACAAACCCGCACTCTCGTATCCACGACAAGTCAAACTTAATGTTTTGTCCCACAACTATGTCAGCTTCGTCAAGTGCCTCTTGGAATAATTCAGGGGCAAAGTCGTGGGCTTGCCTATCTGCGTGGTAGTAACAGTGGTAGTGTATGTAGGGTGAAGACAGACGCTTGTACCCGATGGATACGAGTCGGTTTCCAAAGTATGGCAGGGCAGTAGTGCCGCCACTATCTTTGTGGATGTGGGTTGTTTCCACGTCGAAGGTCAGGATGTTCATTCGTAATTTCCTTTTTGCTGTTTAAAAACCGATCTGTAAAGTCTTCTATTCCTTTACTACTATAGTGCTTATGTGTAATGGCTTTATGCGCTGACCACCTTCCTGTTGTCCAGTAATAAGCGTAGCATTTACCTTCATCATTGTATATATAAATCAGAGAGCCACCTATTCTAGTCTCATAATCTATGTTCCTGTCTTCCAGAAATTTTGTAACATAGTCTAGGCTTTCGTTCGTATCTCTACGATATATCCGCACACCTTTTGAATTGGTTCTGACATACCTATATTCGCTACTCATCTTCTTTCCTTTGCTTATCACTATGTATGTGATGGCAGTTCGCGCATAGTATACGACACTTTCTAAGTTCTTGAATTAACGTAGATAAATTAAAATGCCGCATGTTTGATATGGAATTTACTTTAGTTGACCTATCTATGTGATCGAATTGCAATGCAGTAGCATCAGCGTTGTAACCACACATCTCACAGCCCTTATTGCGCTTGTATATATCAAGCCACCGTCCCCTGCTTTCACGCAGTCTACGATTACGCAATGTATTTCTGTGTACCATCAGTAATATATTCCGCGTTCTATATCTATCTGACCATTGATCATACCGTGCCACCCATTCAGCTTATTCTTAGATATGCAAATGTGACGTACGGTATTTTCTACCTCACTAGACCCTGTCTTGCCAATACCAATAATGATGTCAGCTTCACCAGCCTTGCCCGTGCGTGAGTTGTCCAGCATAGAATAGTCAATCCACTGTCTGTCGTGTGCCTCGTAGTTTGCCTGACTAACCGCCCACACTAAGGTCTTGTTTCTTTTAGCTATTTCCCGTGCAAACACATAGGTTTCCTTGAGCCGCTCATCCCCACGATTGAACTCACCTGCAATACGAAACTTATCTAGCTGGTCACAGAACATAACGTCAGGCTTGTTCAGCTTGGCATATTCATCGACCTCTTCAACCGACGTACCGACTGAATCCATAATGGTAAGCAACGGGGCGATCTCATCGGCGTACTTAACCGACAGGCTGACTCTGTCTCTGACCATCTCTTCTCGCGTCAAACCAAAGTACGATTGGATGATACGCAACTTAATCTTTGGGGCTGGTTCCTCGTTCGCCCAATACACAACCTTGAAACCTTGCCTGATGTACGATGCGGCAAGGAAACAACAGAATGTAGTCTTACCAACTTCAGGACGTGCAAACAAAATACCTAAGTTACCTCTGTCTAGACCTGTCACATTTTCTGCGATCAGGTCATAACCGAAAGGGAAGTCGGGATCACCAGCCTCATCATTTAGCAAGGTATCCAAGTCATCTTCAACTTTAGTATAGGTAGTTTTGTCACTGATGCGACCATCCTCTACAGTTTCAATGAGGCGGCGCAACTCACCGAACTCTTCACTGTCGCCCGTAAATATCTCAATTGCCTTTTCCCCTATCTGCCGCGCACGATCACGCAACCAGAAATTGTGTACCAAGTCTAGGTGCAAGTCAGCATTGTCAGCGTTGCCAACATCTAGGGTTGCAATAGTTTCTTGCACTTTGTTGCGAGTCGCATCTGGCATAGCAGGGTTACGGTCATTGAACAGACTAGCTAACTCATTGATAGTTAAGTCTTTTCCGTATTTGGTGTGCGAATATGTCAACGTGTCAAATATGTCACGCATCTCTTTTTCAAACATTGTCCTGTCGATAATGTTCTTGACACTACCAAAGAAATTAGCGTTGAGACAGAAACCAAGTATCTGTTTATCTATTGATATGGGATCGTATGAACTCATCTCGTTCCTCGTTGTTTAGGTTTTTCAAATCTTGACTTAATACCATTAGCTTTGTCGGTATTTTTCTACATAGAATCTTCACCATGTCAAGTGCCTTGTCGGTTGCATCTTTGTCAAGTGCGACAAAAACCCTTTTGTACTTGGATAAAAAGTCAACGTGTTCATCTGACAAGTTGGTTCCCAACAAAGCCACGCCAGCTACTAAGTTGCTAACTGCACATGCACTAGCACAATCTTCAACAACTATAGCTGTACTATTGTCACCGCAAGCAAAAGGAACAGACGCATTGTTATATCTGTACCACTTCGGATTACGTCCATCTAAGGAACGCCCTGCCGCATCTACGATTTTATTGTCAGCCTTGACTATGTACGCAACCCTGTTCCGTTTAAAATCGTACCGAATGTCAGCACGACCAGCAAGGTATGCATCGTAGGCATGTACAGATCTTACATAAAGTTCGGCGTCTAAGTTTCTGGAAAGACTGGTAAATGTGTTAGGAATAACAAACTTATCCGGTGCGGCAGGTGCAACACTAGGCGTCGGTTTCTTGATTGCAATCTTTGCAAAGTCTTTTGATAAGACTATGCCTGTTCGACCAGACACGTTGCAGTCCGCATGAAAACAAAACCACATGCGTTGCAATCCGTCGTCGGTTACGCTAAACGTATTCGACTTGCCACACACAGGGCAGTCAGACCGATAGCGTCCCAACGGCTGGATGTCCAGCGACTCAACATAACCTTTTAGCCAGTTCGGTGATCTCATGTAACTAGGAATAATCGATACAACAAACCTTGTCAACTGCATTTTTTTGGTTGACACGACTTGACAGGCCGTGCTACCTATTTATTTAACCTACCCTATGGGGATAACCTATTATGAAAACATATAATAAAATAAACCCGATAGCTAAACTATTAGGGGATAGAAAATATAATAAACAGGTTATACCTAATAAGAAGAAAAGTAAATTGGATAAACTATCTAAAAAGGAAATGAAGGATGGCTCGACCACCAAAGATAGATGAGCCGACTAAGACATACGTTCTGTTGATGAAACAAAAACAGTTTGATGAATTGTCGGTTTTTGCTAAAGAGATGCAGAAGAAAAGCCTAGAACAAGTGGCAGTAGCTGACCTAATCAGGGAAGCCATAGATATTTACTTAGATGCTTTGAAAGAGGAATCAGATGAAGTCCTTGAAGACTAAAAAACTTGAAATAGAAATTGTCGAACGCAACGATTACAAGTGGTCTTTGTGTGTTCCTGTATCATCCGTGCGTATTGGTGAGACAGATCGTGAACTGGTGAAATCAAAAGATTGTGTGGACTATCTGCGTCACGTTGTATTGTTTGTCGGAAAAAGTCGGTGGGAATGTAAAAAATGGCTTGACGAACACAAACAGGTGGTGCTAAAACTAGGGATACCTTACGAGGTTGCGTAAGGTTGTTTCGTTCGTTGGTTGGGGAGCGGGGTTGGAATTAATTTTCCAGCCCCGTTTCTTTTTTTGTTGACAGCCTGTTTGATAACCGATATTGGTTATGTATCGTTAATCAATGAAGGGAACGAAAGATGGAAAAACTAGAACTAAAAGATGATGAGATTGCAATTGTGTGGTCTGTTGAAGATGTGATGCAGGAGTGTGACTGGCTCACCAGAGAACAGGCACTGGAAGTGTTACACAACCTAAAACACAACCATGATGCCTGTATTGGTATTAATTGGGAAGTTATCTATTACAATGCTGAATGGATGTATCCACAGAAGAAGGAAACGAACGATGTCTAAAAAACTAGAGAACATGACGATTGATGAACGCATGGCCTATTGGGAGAACCAACGGGAAAAGGAACGCATACAGCGCAGAAACCGCATTGGTAAACTGTCTATGGAACAACGGTGCGCTGTAATTGAGGTACAGAAGTGGCTTGATGATGTCTTGGACTTGGCATTATATCCTGACATGGGCGGTATCAAGTGTGTGTCAGCATACGCATTGCAAGAGTTGTCAGATGCACGGGACAAACTAAAGTTTGAGTTTAATTTAGATGAACGTAGCTAAACCAAAAGAAGCCGCGTGGGACAACGCCAAGCTGTACCGCGTGGATTTCTTCGACATGAGATTACCAGTATCCGGCACACGGCTCGTGTGGGCTGTTGTCGGTTACAAGTGGGTTCGCATTTGCACACCAGTACAGAACAAGAAGTTTCGTATGCGGCGTAGCGAATGGGACAAAATGTCAACACAGTTAATAAAGGAAACCGACGATGAACGTACCGACATTCAAAGAACTGAAGCGGGACTTACAAATCCTAGAGATTGAACCTGAGTATGACCGCATGGGACGAATCAAGTTGACAGGCAATCGTCCTGTCTCTAATAGAATTGCTGAACTGATGATGAAGGAAGCGAACAATGAAAAGAAAATTTGTAGTTGATGTTGTTGCGTCGGTTTCAGCCCGTGTACCTATTGGGGCTGATAGCGAGGATGAAGCAAAGCGGATGGCTATCGAAGCATTCAAGCTAGACCCGTTGATAAATGGGTTGATTGTTTCAGATTACATTGATACGTTTGATTATGACATACACGACATAGGCGAGGTGTAATGATGGGTAAGATGAAAGCATTGGCAATGGACAACGAAGACAAATGGTTTGACATTGCCGGATCAATCATCGGGGGTTGTGAGTTTGTCGGTGAGTTTATGCAACAGATGGAACCACACCGTGACCTGATGGCGCATTTCACTGACAACGAACTTGGCGAGTTGATGCGGGAAACTTGGGATAACTTCTGGGAAGACAAACGATGAGCATGTACATAGACCCCGTGTACCCTGACATGGCAAGCGATCCACGCTTAATTAATGTCAACCTAGAACGCAAAAGATTGCGTAATATTGTCAGTGACGGTGAGTGGAATGGCAGGGATGTCACTGTAGAAAATTGTCAGCTTAAAATATTGTCAGCCGCGTTATTAGATGGCAGACTTTATTTACCTAAATTTTAAGGGGGGTTTTGTCAATGGATTTTGTCAGCCAAAATACTGTAAATAAAAAGACTAAGACAACACTTAGCCGCGATTATCCGTGCTATGATTGCGGTGAACCATCAATGGTTTATGTAGATAGTTTATTTTATTGTCCTAAATGTTATCTAAAAAAACAGGGTGCCAAAATAAAACCGCTTGACCATCGCGGATTTTATCCGTAACGTTTGCAAACCGACAAACGAAAGGAACCGACGAAATGAAAAAACGTATACACATTAATCAGCACGTCATTCGTGCAAATAAAAAGAACGGGACAACCGATCCCGTGATTACTGTTAAAACTAGCAAACACAATATCTATGCCGACCGCGTCGAGATTCGCGGTGCGTCTAATGTTGTTTATTCACCTGATAAACCATTATCATGTGGTGCCCGTGTTTGGATAGAAACAGAGGCACCGGTATTTTGCGAATGCAACGGCAAGGTCACATTGATGAGCGGGGTGTATAGCTAATGAAAAAAGCTGATATAAACAAACCCGCCGCGACCATGTATCCAAAAAGCCGCCGCACGGTTGCCGAATCTAAATCGGTTTTGAAACAATCCAGAAACAAAAAACTAAGCAAAGATAAATTGCCCGTAATCAAAAAAGGCAGGTTCAAAGGCTATGTTATTTATACTTTGACATTAGAGGAACGGGCAACGTGCCCCCGCTACTGTTACCATTGGGATGATTGTTATGGAAACAACATGCGATTTGCCCACCGCATTGAGCACGGGTTTGAGCTAGAAAAACAACTGGCAATAGAAGTTGAGGAGCTTTGCGGTTTATATCGCGGGGTGATAATTCGATTACATATACTGGGCGATTTTTACAGCAAGCAATATGTTGAGTTTTGGGATTGTCAGCTTGACTTATATGACAACTTGGCTATTTGGGGATTCACTGGACACAGTCCAGAAAGTGATATCGGTCATTCCATTAGGTATACGCGCTGGTGTTATGGTGAGCGATTCGCTGTGCGTTTCAGCAATGCACCTGATTGGCAATTCAGTGCAAATAGTGCCGACCTATACGAGCCAGTAAAAAACAAATCGGTAATCTGTCCAGAGCAAACCGGACAAACCGAATCGTGCTCAACGTGCACAATATGCTGGGCGGCAAAAGATATGCAGGTTTTATTTCAAACCCACTAACAAATTTTGTCAGGCTATGCTTAAAATATTGTCAATGCCTATCTTTGTTTTTTGGGGTGCCATGCCGCATCGGTTTGTTGGTTTTACTGGCGGCGGTGGCATCATCGGATCAGTTGAGTTGGGGGCTGATCCATCGGGGCGGGGCGGGATCAATTTTCCCGTCCCGTTTTTTATCTGCATTTTTTATTTGCCCGTGCCGTCATTTTCTGATTTAACTATGTTATGTTCAATCAACGAAAGGAACCGGACATATGTTTGACTTAATCCAACCTGAATACAAAAACGAGGGCGGCGCGACCGTCTATGAACACAACAACATTGCCGACATATCTATTTTTCAAGATATGGGTTCTGTGCGGCGGGTGCCAATTGAGGCGGTGACCGCTCAACATTATAGTGATGTTGAATTGTGCGAATATCAGCCGATGCCGGATTATTCAGCTTTGCAGAATACCGCAACCGGGGAAGTGTTAAAGACCCGGCCTGTCGGTTCTAGTTATAAGCTTGTCCCACATGATGAACTATTCGCCAATCATGCCGATGTCTTGGGTGCAACCGACTTGCCGACCAGTAACGTTGCGGTCATGGATCGAATCTATGACGGCGGGTTGCGTGCTCATCGAACCGTGCACTTTTTAGATCTACAGCATGGCGTCGGTGAAAAGCAGGATAATGTTGTCTGCCGCATGGATATTTTCAACAGCATAGATATGAGTTGGGCTTTCCAGATATTCAGCGGGGCTTATCGTGACCTGTGCCGCAATACGCTAGTTTTCGGCGGCGAAAAAGCTTACCACCAAAAATCAAAACACACCAAAAACCTCGAGCCAACCGCATTGATTAGCAAGGCGGCAATGGGTTTGTCTATGTGGGAAAACCAGCTTGACCAGATGCAATTGTGGCAGGGTGCCAAATTATCGGATGAACAATTCGGGGATATTTTGGCGCAATCCGTTTGCTATAAATCTGGGGCAGCAGCCGAACAAGGCAAGGTGAAACCAGTCAACGAACGTTTGTTCAATTACCTGATGCATCAATTTAATGCGGAAAAGCAGGAACTGGGCGCGACCATGTGGGCGGCTTATAATGCATTGACCCACTGGGCAACCCATACAAACGTTACATGGACGGGTGCAGATGGGATTGACCGGCAGACGGGCAAGAACACAGCCAGCCAACACATGGTTCAGCGCAAGCGTAATGAAGACGTGCGAAACGTTATCACGTCACCGTCATGGCTATATCTTGAGGGGCTGGCGGCATAACATGGCTGAATTAATAGCAACCGTTTACAAGCTTGTTTGGATCGTTGCGCTTGTAACTATTCTCTTAATGATCCTCTAACTGGAAAAAAGGAACCAGAACTATGACAACCAACAACGAACACATCATTGACCTTTGCAACCAACTAGTCATTGCGGTGCGGCAGGATATCCGGCAGGAACTGCTTTCCAAATTGCGGGATGAATTCGGCACGGGTGAAACCGACCAGCCGCTGCAGAAAACGCGGGGGCAGCGGGGCAAAGATAAGCGGCCATTCCGTGCGAATTCCCCGCTTGCCCGAATCTATCGGACGCTTGCCAGTCGTAAACATGGCGTCAATATCAACACGCTTTGCCGCGAAACTGGATGCGATAGAAAGGCGGTGCAAAACGCCATTCACCGGTTGCGGGGGCATGGTTATGAGATTGTGAGTGTCCGGCGGGGATATCGCTTGCCTAAATACAAGCTTGCTAGCTAATCCGAAACCGACTAATACTATTGGGGCTGGCAGCGCGGTGTTGCCAGTCTCACTTGAAACCGACAAAGAAGGAACCAACAAAATGAAAAGCACAATTTCACTGAATAAAGACAATTTCGAAACCGACGCAAAACGCGTGGTTGCTATCACCACAGTCGAAGCCGATTTGATCTTGCAGTCTATTGAAGCACTCGAAACACAGGCATCGGCGGCAAAGGCATTGCTTCGAACTTTGGGCTTTGACCATTATACCCATGCAACCGACAACCCGCGCACCATTGCACGGTTAAACCTGACAGTTAAAGAGGCCAGCGATGACAATAGCTAACGTGATCATGCTAGTGTTGCTGGCATGGGTTTTGATTGCTTGCTGGTGCCTATTTGCGGCACTGTGGGATCTTGCAAAGGAAGATTACCGGCAGTAACGAAACCGACGAACCGACGCATTTCCTCCCAACTTAACCCCGTTTGGCTAGTCCGGCGGGGTTCTTTTTTGCCATCAACCTGAATGTTTGCTTTGCGGGTTGTATTTGCGGGATAAATCCGGCGGCGGGTGTGTTTGTTTTGTGTGTTATGTTGACCTCTACAGCTTACCTTGTGGGTTTTCTATATGGGCAAGGTGTCAACGGGGAATAAAAAAAAGATACAAACGGCGCGATATAGGCGGGGAAAATATGCGCGTCGGTTTTGTGGGTTTGTCTGTCGGTGGTGATCCACGGCATTGGCAATGGGGGACACCCTTATGGGGTACACAAGGGCCACCCGGGGGGTACCGGTATCTGTATGCAATCTCGACAGCAATTTTATATTTGAGGGGTTACCGATATGGGTATGAAACCGACGTGTAGGGGTGCCCCGGCAGGTTACCCCGGCAGGGTTTAGACAAAAAAAGACCCCAACGGGGTATCCCGAAGGGGTATGAAACCGACGTGTAGGGGTAGCTGGAGGTAACCGGGGGGGTAATGGGTTATTTCCCGGGGGGTCTTAACCCCATTGTATAGGTAATTTTCCGATTTGTCAAGAATATTCGTAGGTAAATTTATTTTTTTTAGTAAAAAAGATACCCTATGGGTATATTCTTGTTGACTTACATAGCTATAGACGGTATACTTGTGATGTGGGCAGAGGTTTACTTAGCACATCCCGGCAAAAACCAACACAATATGCTTGACATTAGGGGTTTGAGGCTACAAACTGACCTTCCCACAACATAAAAAAGGAAATCAGACATGTTTGAATCTTGGATTCTTGTCTGCCTAGCTACTGGACCAGATTTGTGCCGTGAAATACGTGATACAGAAGGTCCGTACCTCACAGAAAAAGAGTGTATGTTGCGAAACGATGAAATGGCAACGTACATTTACGAGCGACAGGTATTCGAAGTTGTAATACGTAGTCGCTGTAAGTCGGTTTCGGAAAACAACGATGAATCTACTCCCCCAGACACACAAAAAGAAGGAATTGACCCCGCAACAGGAACAGTTCTTGGAACTTCTGTTTGAAAATGGTGGTCAGGTAACTGCTGCTGCCATCGATGCAGGGTATTCTCGTGGATCTGCAGCGTGGCTTAAGTCCACACTTGCTGATGAGATCATCGAACGCACCAAGTCGGTTTTGGCAACCAACGCACTCAAAGCCGCAAACCGATTAGTCGATACAATCGACAACCCCGCCCCGGAAAGAGGTGACGACCTGCGCCTCAAAGCCGCTGAGTCGCTCTTGAATCGCGTCGGCGTAGCAAAGCAGGAACAAATCAACCACAATGTAACGGCAGTGCACGGCGTAGTCCTGTTGCCACCGAAAAAAGAGGTCATTATTGATGACACTTACTAAAAAAGAAAAAGAAGCGTTAGGATACGCTGGAGCAATGACTGGTGCGGTAGGAGCAATAGCTGCTACTGAAGCTATTAGCGCGAGACAAGAAAATAAGCAGCGTAACAAAGGCAGGGATATACAGAGACAACGTGCCGAAACCCGTAAAGAAAAAACTTCTCAAGGAAGAAACAAAGCTAGAAAAGCTGCTGCAGAAACACGTCTAGCCCAGTTACAAAGAATCAAACCTTCTGATCTCACTACAGAAGATCGTAAGGTACGAACTGCTTATATAAAAGAACAAAAGAACATATTAAAAGACTTGAAACCGAAGACAGCCACAAGCATTGCAAAGAGCATAGGCTTGAAGTCTATACCCGGTATAGGTGCATTTATAGGTATGTTTAGCAGTACACCCGCTTATAACTATGGTGGAAGGGTTCATCGTGGAAGGTCCGCACAAGGAAACAAGGATAGCTAACGAATGCGGAGTGACCGTCAAATACTAAGCTTGGGTAACAGAAACGTAAAGGAACTCACGAACGAGGAGTTTGATCGTTACCAAGAACTGATGCAAATGCCTATTGAAGAGAGATACGGAAAAAAAATGGCTAGTGGCGGAAAGGCGTGTCGTGGCAGACAAGCAAGCAGATCAGCAGAAACCAGCTAAACGAACCTATCAACTGTCCACCGCTGAACGTGCCCGTCGTGGGGCACAGAAGCGTCTACGGGCTGCAAAGAAGAAAGCTACACAAGCTACAAAGAAAGCAGAAGCACAAAGAAGTTATGCCCGAAAGCTGGAAGAAACAATTGGAAGAGTTGAAAAGGGAGTCACTGGAAAAGGAACAAACGTTATCGATGAGGGAGATCTCTCCGTTCTACCCCCATCCGTTTCCGACCTTGTTGGTGATTCTGAAGTTGTTTTCCAAGCTAACCCCGGCCCTCAAGAAGAGTTTCTTTCAGCGGGTGAGCGAGATGTCCTATATGGGGGAGCGGCTGGCGGTGGTAAGTCATTTGCTCTACTTGCTGATCCCCTACGCTATTGCCATAATCCCAATCACCGGGGTCTTCTTCTGAGACGCACCCTCGACGAACTAACCGAACTGATAGACAAGTCACGCCAACTATATACAAAGGCGTTCCCCGGAGCAAAGTTCCGCGAATCAAAATCAACGTGGGTCTTTCCATCAGGTGCCACGATTTGGTTTACATACCTAGACAGAGACAAGGACGTTACCCGTTTTCAAGGGCAAGCGTTTAACTGGATAGGCATAGACGAAATAACCCAATACCCAACTCCTTACGTCTGGGACTATTTACGTTCTAGACTACGTTCCACAGATCCTGAACTTCAAAAGAATCTATACATGCGTTGTACAGCCAACCCCGGCGGTGTCGGTGGCTGGTGGGTTAAAAAGATGTACATCGACTCACGCACAGAAAACGAAGCGTTTGCTGCGTACGACATAGATACAATGAAGCCCTTTGTGTGGCCTAAAGGTCACGAGAAGGCAGGTCAGCCGTTGTTCTACCGCAAGTTTGTTCCTGCACGGCTGACTGATAATCCCCACCTCATGGCTGACGGACAATACGAAGCCATGTTGCGTTCGCTCCCAGAAGTTGAGCGGAAGAGACTTCTAGAGGGGGATTGGGATGTGGCAGAGGGAGCGGCCTTCCCAGAGTTTTCACGGAGTAGACACGTTGTCGAACCTTTCGAATTACCTACCAATTGGCCTCGCATTAGAGCAGCGGACTATGGCTATTCGTCCCCGTCTGCAGTTCTTTGGGGTGCTATTGATTGGGATAATAATATTTGGGTATATCGTGAGTTATACGCAAAACACTTGACAGCAGAAGATTTAGCTGATAGAATACTAGAAGTAGAGGAACTAGATCCTTTACCTCACTACACTGTTTTGGATTCGTCTTGTTGGAACAAAACAGGTTTCGGCCCATCCATAGCAGAAACAATGATGCGTTGCGGTGTACGCTGGACGCCATCTGATCGTAACCGTATTCAAGGCAAGATGGAAGTTCACAGAAGATTAGGCAATGATCCTTACACAGAAGAACCTCGCCTACGAGTATTTTCTACCTGCCAGCATACCGTTAAGCAGCTTGCGGGAATACCTCTATCTAAAACGAATAGCGAAGACGTAGACACAAAAGCGGAAGATCACGCCTACGATGCTTTACGCTACATGGTAATGACACGCATGAGTGGATACTCTGCAATACACCAACAATTAGGCGCAATCAAGAATCACGTCTACAAAGCACAAGACGAAGTATTCGGATACTAGATCATGGCAGATGACCTAAATGATGTAATAGAACGTGCTGCCATAGATCTACAAAACATGATAGATGCAGGTTCTATTCCTGAAGATGATGAAGGCTTGTACGAAGCGTTTGGTGGTAAGAAGGGTGCAGGTAAAGTATCTGTTCCTAAGAAACTAACCGACAAGCAGATAACAGCGTATTTTGATTTTATTGGAACACCCTTAACTAGCAAATCAGAAATAACTTCCGTCGTAAGTGCTGTTCGTAAAAACATGACAGCAGATGTACCAACAACCGAATCAAAAAAGATGGCACAACAACTAACCAAAAACGAACAAAAGGTTGTAGATGCTTTTCGTCAGGTACAAACAAACCTGTTTCCTGACGGTAACATTCCGTCCTTAGAAGAAGTAAAGCAGCGTATCGACACGGGTAACTATACTATCCGTGATGCTTTTATTGCAAAGATGTACAACGACGGTGTTCCTAATGAACCCCTTCTTGCTGAACTAGACGATACAAAAGAATTTTACAATAAGTTTAACACTGCATTTTCTCGTGAGGTAATTGGTCCTGCTCGTAATACTCTGGGTATTTCAAACAACCTTGCAAAGCTGTCTAAAAAAGAAATAGATTTAAATCAGCCGTTCGATTCATTTGAAGAATTGTCTAAGTCACCGACGGGCGGTATTGGCGACGATATACGAAAGAATATTGTTCGCCCGTTTAGAACAGCAACAACAAATGTAACCGACTTAAAGCTGTCTCGTACAGGTGCTGCAAAAGGCACTCGCAAACTTGCAAAAGGTGCCATACCGCCAGAAGTTCTCCAGTCGGTTTTGGAAGGCATAGGCGATATTCCTGATCCAGTTACAAGGGATGCTGTTATGGCGTCCCTTCTTGGCTATCGTGGAGAAGACTTAGCAGGTATGCGTACAAGCCGCGACCTTGCAGTACGAGTTAGTCCTGCACGTCCATACTACGACAGAGAAGCAGGTATCTCTCGTGATCCAGAAGTAGCTACAGGTGGTGGTCGTAAAGGAAAAGGGCCAGACAAACCTGCAGGTCCGGTTCTTCGTGCAATTTTAGATCGTCGTTTCGATGCTGCAGGAGATACAGGCGAACTCTTTCCAGACATGTCTACAGGAAAGATATCTGCAGCCTTAAAGAAACACGTTTTTCCAAAAATACCAAAAGAAGTCTTAGACAAACTACTGACTAAACCTTCTGGTTATACAGATCTACGACGTATAACTGCTTCTGCCATTGCAAACCAACTTGGTCGTCCTGACTTAGCAAGTGAAATTATCAGCCATAAAGGTGGAGGTGATAGCTTACTTGACAAAGTTATGACAGGCTACTATACTGATGTAGAAGACATTGGTGGCTTACAGCAGCGCGGTGAAATACTTCTTGCCTACGAAAAAATGATGGCAGATGCTGTCGGTGCTTCCGATGCAAAAGGGTTGGGTGAAGCACTTCGCTTAGATCTACCTGAAGATTTTAACGCAAACTATCCAGAAACAGAAGCCCTTGCACGTCCGTCTGGCGCACCTGTAGAAACCAGAGTAGCGACACCGGAAGAGATTGCACAGGGCGAACAGCTTCGGGCAGCAAAGACTGCAGAGGCTGCAGCCACAGCCGAACTAGCTGCACAGGAAAAGTCTGCAGCAGCAGAAGCTAAGATGATAGAACGTGCAGAACGTGCACCAGAGATTGTCGAAGCAGAACGTAAACTTGCAGAAGCACGGTCAGGACAAAAGAAAGCAGCCCAAGTTGCATCAGGCGAGGACTTTCTTGCAAAGGCTCTCAAGATGGCAAAGCCACTCAAAGTCCTTGCAGGACCACTAGGTATTGGTATGGCGGCTATCGCTGCAGAACAAACCCGTAGCGCAGTCACTCAACAAGCAGAGGCGTTGGGACTACCCGGACCTGTTGCTGGTGCAGCAGGGACAGTAGCAGGAGCCACAGAGTTTCTTCCGATTGCTCCTAGTGATGTTATTGCGGCGGGGCAATCTATGGCATCTCCTGTAGCTGATCCCGGTTCAGCCCGTCCTATCGAACGTATCATGGCAGATCAGCCAAACTTGTTTCAGAATAACGAACCTGCCGCTCCTAGCGCAGACACCGTAGTTCCGGCAGCACAACCCCAAATGACACAACCAATACGTGTACCGGATGCTATACAAAATGTACCAACCTCTTTTCTTTCTAATCCAGAAAGATTACGCCAAGCGAGAGGAGCCGCTCGTTCTGGGGAAGATGCAACAGGCTTCATTTCCTACACACCATAAATTGGGAGACTAAACCATGAACATGAATATGGGTCCAGCTTACATTATGAACAGCGACAACACTAAAGTTGACGACATGATGGGCTGCAACAAACTGTATCGGGAAGGTCTTGAGTTCGACACCAAAGCAAAGCAGGGTGTTTTGACTGAAGACATGCCAAAGAAGATGACAAAGAAAGCAGTTGATCCTTCAGTAATGAAATTGGCTGAAGAACGCGACTATTAAGGACACCTATGTCTGAAAATTTCCTACAACCACCAGATGATGATCAGGTAGCGGTTATTGATCCTGAAGGGGATATGCCGGGTCTTGCTGGATATATTCGCAAAAAGTTTGAAGATTCTGAAAACGGACGCTACGCTTATGAACAGCGTTGGCTAAAAGCGTTTAAGAATTTTCGGGGTATCTACGATTCTACAACTCAGTATCGTGAAACCGAACGTTCAAAGGTATTCATCAAGATTACCAAAACAAAAGTCTTGGCTGCATACGGACAGATCATTGACATTTTGTTTGCGAATAAAAAGTTCCCGCTTGTTATCGAACCTACGCCTGTTCCTGAAGGTATCGCGGAATTCGCTCACTTAAAAACGCCCTTAGATGATATTGTTGATCCTTATGGGTATGAAGGCGATGGTAGAACCTTAGAGCCGGGAGCACTGGAAGCATCACCTGCAGGAGACTTCTTAGGTGGATTGAAGGACAGGTATAACGGTGCACCATTAGTACAAGGTCCGGCTTTAATGGGGGAGCCTCAGATTTCTCCTGCTCAAAAAGCCGCCTTAAACATGGAAAAGCAAATTCACGATCAGCTACTGGATACCAGTGCTGTAAATGTATTTCGCAGTGCTATTTTTGAATCTGCACTTTTGGGTACAGGTATTGTAAAAGGACCGTTTAACTTTTACAAGCGTGTGCACAGATGGGAAAAGAACGAAGAGGGAAACAGGGAGTACAATCCTTACGAAAAAATTGTACCTCGTTTAGAGCACGTTTCTGTATGGGACTTTCATCCCGATCCTTCTGCAACAAGCATAGAAGACGCGGAATACGTCATTCAACGACACCGTATGAATAGGCAGCAGCTTCGTGGACTTATCAATCATCCATACTTTTACAAAGAAGCTATCGAAGACGTAATTGCAAAAGGCTCAAACTACATAGATAAATACTATGAAGACACTATCCGCGAAGATGAAACGGAAGCCTACTATCAAGAAAATCGTTTTGAAGTTCTAGAATACTGGGGTGTTTTAGACGCAAAGATGGCTAATGAAGTCGGTATGGACGTACCCGTTAGTATGGGACCGATGGATCAAGTACAGGTCAATGTATGGATTTGCGGAGATGAAGTTATTCGCTGCGTGTTAAATCCGTTTACTCCTGCTCGTATTCCTTTTCACGTATTTCCCTACGAGATTAACCCATATCAAATGTGGGGCGTTGGTGTAGCGGAAAACATGGAAGATGCACAGATGCTGATGAACGGTCACGTTCGGATGGCAATCGACAACTTAGCTCTTGCTGGTAACTTAGTTCTTGACGTAGATGAAGCAAGCTTGGTTCCCGGACAGAACATGGATATTTTCCCCGGCAAGATTTTCCGCCGTCAATCTGGGGTATCTGGTACGGCAGTTAACGGCCTCAAGTTTCCTAACACAGCACCTGAAAACATCCAGATGTATCAGATTAGCCGACAGCTTGCTGACGAAGAGACTGGTTTACCTTCTATTATGCACGGACAGACAGGCGTTAGTGGTACAGGACGCACAGCATCCGGCTTATCAATGCTTTTAGGTGGCGCAAGCTTATCCCTAAAGACTGTAATTAAAAACATTGATGATGCACTGCTAAAGCCGCTGGGCGAAGCGTATTTTCAGTGGAACATGCAGTTTAACGAAGATGCACCAGACATTGAAGGTGATTTAGAAATTAAGCCTCGCGGCGTTGCTGCCGTGATGCAAAAAGAAGTTCGTAGTCAGCGACTAACCACCCTGCTACAGACCGTATCCAACCCCATGCTGGCACCGTTCATCAAGATACCCAATTTGATGCGCGAACTTGCAATTGCACAGGATATCGATCCTGACAGCTTGGTCAACGATGTAAACGAAGCACAAATCTTTGCCGAAATGCTGAAAGGACTAGCAGCTAATGCTCAACAAGGAACAGGCCCGGAAGGTCAGCCCGTTGGTGACCAACAAGGAAGCATGGAACAGTCTGGAAACGCTCCTGCAGGAGCAAATCCAGATGACGCTTCGGGCGTTGGTGGGGGCCAGATCGGAACTGGAAGTGTTCCGGCTGCAGGGGAAGATAACTTCACTGGAAACGCTTAAAGGCTTAAAAGACGACTACGACGCGGCGGTAAAGGCTAGAGATATATAAAATGGCTGACTATTCTTCACTAGGGTTGAGAGTGCTTCCCTACACTATAACAAGTGTAGAGGGGGGTTTTGCCCCTAGAGGTAGAAGAGGCAGTGGGTTTCCTATAGGCCCCATCGGAACGGGCAGAGCCGCTGCAACAGCCGAAGTCGGTACAACGGTTGAAAGAGATGTGGGGGGTGAAGATAGAGAGCCTCGTACACCGACAACTTCCGCTCCTTCCGCTACACCCGCTACCTCTTCTCTATCGGGGTATGTAGATGCTATAAAGGATTATATATCTGATAGAGCAGAAGCTTACTTTGGTTTTCCAGAAGCTGTAAACCCTTTGACTGGAACAGTTAGGGCTACAGGAGTATCACAACAAATTCAGGCTATGATGCCCAGTTTTTTTGGTCCTTTGATGGAATTAGGGTACGAGCTTAACATGGCAAACCTTTCCGATATAGCATCAAAGTCTCAGGTTAACAAAGATTATAGTACGGGTTTAATGGGTAATCAACTCGTAGGAGTTAAACCGACAGCCGATACTATACCGGGCAGAATTGCTGGTCTTTTTGGGTTTGACGTTGAAGGGTATACTCTAAGCGGTAACATAGGCGGGTTTACCAATGTTGATCAAGATGCGTATGAGGATGCTTTAATTACTTCTCTGCTATATAATCGACCTACTGCATATGGCCCCGGTAGAGCCGTAGCTATGGGGTTAGACCCGCAAGTCACGTACTCTCAAATAGAAAATAAATATAATGTTGCAACGTTACTTGGTATAGACCCCTTTGGTCCTAACCCAAGTCTTGCTACTTCAGGCATTTTTCAAGGCTTCACAGTTAGAGGAGAAGGCAGACCAGATCCTACTCGTGGCGGCAGTATAGTTGGAAGCTATGATCCATTCGGTAATTGGTCCCCTGTTACCAATCCAATGTCGGGGTACGCATTTAGTAACATGCCAGCCGGAACAACAAAAACTGGGCTGGAAAAAGCTGGGTTTTCATTTTTTGACAGACCCGGTGGAGGATTTGAGGTGTATTCTCCTGACACTGGCTGGGGCAAGGGCGGCGGAATGGGAAGTCCACATGATAACACTGCTACTAGTCAAGCTAATCAGGGCGGTGGCGGCTTTACTTCTAACAAATCTGCTGCGGATTTTGGTAAAGCTGATGTTGCTAGTGGTGGCGGTAGGTCAGAAGATAAAGACAGTGGTATGGGCAGCAGCAGCGGTGGCGGCGACTACGGTGGTGGTCAAGAAGCTAGAGGCGTTGCAGAAGGCGGACGCATAGAATATGCTCCCGGCGGCAACGTAACCAACGGCTTCACAAACAAAGACCCCGACTCTGTAACCGAACAAGAGTCTATTGCAGACAATAGATTTACCAGTGTGAAGGAAGGTTCGTTTATTGTAAACCAACCCACCAACGAAAAGTATGAGGGTATGCTTGACAGCTTAGTAGCAAAAGCTGAAAAGAAAGTAAAAAACCCCAAAGATGCACCTATGGTAGATGTTGCACTTTCTGATGGTGAACGCCACATAGAACCTGAAGTAGTTGCCCAAATCGAAAAGATAAAAGGCAAGGGATTCCTAGATAAGTTAAACGACAAAGGTAAACCTGAAGTACAGCGCAGACAAGCTAAGTACGGCGGCGGCGTCGGTTTGAACGAAGGTGGTATAGCTGAAATAGATAGAGGGTTTGTTTCTCAGGTAATTGGCCCAGACAGTCCCAAAATATCCGGCACACCCACTTCGCAAGGTTCAGGGTTTCTTGATCAACCCCCTCCGTCAATAGATGATGATTTGTATTTTGGTCGTAGGTTTGGTGATATTAAATCTGCAATACAAACTGTAGAAATAAAAGGGTTTGAAGACAACCCCTATATATTTACAGGCATCAAACGTAAGAAAGCAGCCTCATCGGCGTTTGGTCCTATGCAAATAACTGCAAGCACTTTAAAAGACATTAAAACCCGTAGCAAGTTTTACGATATGTTAGGCGATGAAGAAAAACAGTATATGGATCTTCTTATCCAACAGGGCGACGATAAAATAAACATAGAAAAATATAGAGTTATGTATAGGGATGGTAAAAAGGTATCCACCCCAGATGATATTAAAAAGTTGTATGGTAGGTATGGTACAGGACAAATAAATCCAAATCTACACGAAAAACACTACGATACAATTGCAAACATAACATTAATGCAAAAGTTACAAGATCACGACAGCTTACAAAAAGCTTTAGCATCTTATGGCGAAGGTACAAACTACGCCACTAAAGTGCTCCGTGCTCTTAAATAATCGCTGGCTACCCGCAACGCGGCCCCAGCACAACCGGAGCGGCTACCTACAGCCATGTAGCCCCGCAACATGAGGTAAATAAAATGGCAAAAAAAGTACGCGGTCACCGCGCAAACAAACCTAATGATTCCTTTGGGACAATCAACAGTGAAACACTTTATCGTGGTAAGTACAGAGACGAAGTGTACGAAGAAGACGATCAAGAAACCTCTGAAGTAGAAGCCCAACAAGAGGAAGCTGAAGAACAAGAATCAAACGAATCGTTTGTAGAAACAAAACAAGAAACATCATCAGACCACGACTATAAGAAACGGTATGATGACCTTAAAAAACACTACGACGATAAGGTTCGAAGCTTCAAGGAACGAGAAAAAGAACTGGAATCCGCTATGTCTCAAGCATCTCAGTCAAACATCTCTCTTCCTAAAACCGCAGAAGAACTAGAAAAGTTCAAAGAAGAGTATCCTGATGTATACGGCGTAGTCGAAACAATTGCTTCGATGAAAGCTTCAGAAAGATCTCAGACTTTAGAACAAGAAATAGAGACTTTGCGGGAACGTGAAAAGGAAACACAGGTTCAATCTGCGTACCGTGAACTAACAAGGAATCATCCAGATTTTGACGAAATCAAAACAGATGAGAAATTCCTGACTTGGTTACAAGAGCAGCCCGAAAGTATTTCGGACGGTATTTACAAAAACAATACCGACGCTCGTTGGGCCTCACGAGTCCTAGATTTGTACAAAGCAGATCAAGGTATCTCAAAAAAGAAACAATCTAAATCTAACGAAGCTGCAGCTACTGCAGTTAGATCACCAAAAGCAAAGGACATTTCGTCTGAAGCAACAGGTGATAAAAAGATTTGGAAAGCTTCACAAATCGCCAAGATGAAACCGTGGGAGTTCGAAAAGCACGAAGCTGAACTGGACACTGCACGGGCTGAAGGGCGAATCGACTATCAATCTTAAACCTCAAAAATGAAGGAAGGAAAAGCAAATGGCTTTTAATCGCGCTGCTGGTTATAATAACCTGCCTTCCGGTAACTTTACACCGGAAATTTTCAGCCAAAAAGTTCTCAAGTTTTTCCGTCGCGCTTCGGTTGCTGAAGACATCACAAATACCGACTACGCTGGCGAAATTGAGAATTTTGGCGATACGGTTCGTATCATCAAAGAACCAACAATCACTGTATCCGCATACTCACGTGGCTCAGTGGTTAATCCACAGGACTTGGCTGACGACCAGACAACAATGGTTGTTGATCAAGCCAACGCTTTCGCATTCAAGATCGATGACATCGAAGAGCGTCAGTCTCATGTAAACTTTGAGGCACTGGCTACTTCTTCAGGTGCATACTCTCTGAAGCGTAAGTACGACTTCAACGTTCTGCAAGCAATTGCCGACGGTGCTGGCCTCGCTGGTGCTGACGACGCATCACTGACTGGCGGTCTGTTGTCAACCAACACTGCTCTGGGTACTGCTGGTACACCAATTGCAGTTCACACTGCTCCAGACAATGCTGTCAATCTGATGCTTGAAATGGCAAAAGAACTTGACGAACAGTCTGTTCCAGAAGAAAATCGTTGGTTTGTTGCTTCTCCTGCATTCTATGCAAAGCTGTTTTCAGCAGGTGCAAAGTTTGCAGAAGTACAGGTAACTGGCGATGGTACTTCACCACTGCGGAACGGTCTTGTAATGCAGGGTCAGATTGCTGGCTTTAACTGCTACAAGTCAACCGCTCTTGTGGCTGGCGGCACAGATGCAATCAGCATCACAGGTGTTGCTGCAGCCGACGGTGAATCTGTTGTATTGGCTGGTCACATGTCAGCCGTTGCAACTGCATCTCACATTGCAAAAACCGAAGTAGTTCGGTCAACTGAAACCTTCTCCGACATCGTTCGTGGTCTTCATGTGTTTGGACGTAAAGTCCTTCGCCCAGAAGCACTCGTTCGCGGTGTTGTAGATACTGTTGCTTAAGGGAGACTGACACATGGCTACAATTACTGGTGCCGGAACTTCCGGTTTTCCCGCTGCTGGTGCTAACGTAAAGGTTATCAGCGAGGTTGTTGATTTCAGCAAGTTCACTCACACATCTACTGAGACTGTAGAAGTGTTGGGCGTACAGGCAGGTACTTTGGTTCTTGCCGCTGGTTACAACGTCTTGACTGCTGACTCTGCTGGCAACAGCGGTACGCTGTCACTTGGCGACACAGATGTAGACCGCTACGTAGCGGCTTCTACTCCTGCTGCTGCTGGACAGGAAACTCCAATCCTTGCAACAACTGTTCCGAACTTTTACTCAAGTGCGGATACAATTGACTTGACTGTCGCCGTTGGTGTTATCAACGCTAAAGTCAACGTCTGGGCAGTTATTGCTGATTGTACAGGTGGTCCGCAGACTGAACAGACTGCAACCATTTCCTAACTAAAAAGTCTTGGGGGCAGGGCAACTTGCCCCCTTGACACCTTATTAATTTTATGATATAAGCAGTAATCCCTGCCGGGGGTAAACCATATGGCACCTAGAAAAAAACCTACACCAAAGAAAAAGTCTAAAAGTCCTACACCTAAAAATAAAGCACTTTATGCAAAGGTAAAGGCAGAGGCTAAACGTAAGTTTGATGTGTATCCTAGCGCATATGCAAATGCTTGGTTAGTTAAAACATACAAAAAGCGTGGCGGGACTTACGCATAATGGCTAAACCAAAAGGCGGCTTAACAAAGTGGTTCAAGGAAGATTGGCGGGACGTAAAGACTGGCAAGAAGTGTGGTCGGTCTGGTTCAGAGAAAAAGAAACGTCCATATCCAGCTTGTAGACCAGCTAAAGTCGCCAGCCGAATTACTAAGAAAGAAGCAGCTAAAAAGACAGGTCCACGCAAAGTAAAGTGGTCTGTCACTGCATCAGGTAAGAAAAGGAAGAAAAGTGGCACCAAGAAAGCCTGACAAGATGCCAGCCCGTAACAAGAAGAACTTCCGCCCTACAAAGTCTGGTGCGGGAATGACTAAGGCTGGGGTTGCTGCCTATCGCAAAAAGAACCCCGGCAGCAAGCTAAAGACTGCTGTTACCGGAAAGGTAAAGCCGGGAAGCAAGGATGCCAAGCGTCGCAAGTCTTTCTGTGCACGTTCTGCTGGACAGATGAAGAAGTTTCCGAAAGCAGCAAAGAACCCGAATAGTCGGTTGCGTCAAGCAAGAAAGAGGTGGAAATGCTAAACCTACTTGTTGGCCCGATAGCAGACCTAGCCGGAACTTGGTTAAATGGTAAGGTCGAAGAGAAAAAAGCCCAAGCCAAGACTAAAGTAGCAAAGGCAGAAGCTGAAGCTATCGTTATGCAAAAGAAAGCCACCGGAGAAATCGATTGGGATTTAGAGATGGCTCGTGGAAGTCAGCATTCATGGAAAGACGAATGGCTGACTATTTTATTTAGTATACCTTTAATACTAGCCTTCATACCGGGAATGGAAGAAATTGTATCTCGTGGATTTCAACAATTGGAGCAAATGCCTCAATGGTACCAGTACAGCTTGGGCACGATTGTTGCTGCAAGCTTTGGAACACGAGCGGCAACGAAATTCTTCGGAAAGAAATAGATGACCTACACGATGGAAAAGATCCTAGCTTGGAAATTGTTACCTAGAGCAATGATGCTGGCTATGACTATTATGGCTTATCAAGTTGTACAGTGGTTCATGGACTTAGGACCAGCAGCCACTACACAGCAAACAGCCTTTGTATCAACTGTAGTAGGTGCCATGACGGGTGCTTTTGCTGTATGGATGGGGCACGAACAAAAATGAATACTGTAATTTGGGCACTGGTGTTGACTGTTTGTACAGCAGAAGGAAAATGCTTTAATCAGACAGTTCAGTGGTTTGATAACGAAAATAAATGCGAACGAAATAGACAGGTGTATGAAGAGATACCGAAAGATGGTTCGTGGGCATCTGTCGAATATAAGTGTGGTATCGTAGGAGCGTTGGAAATATAATGTCTATGTTCAAGATGGAAAACACTGAGGGATTTCCTACTACAAGAACTAAAGTACAAACCTATAAAGAAAAAGACATACAGGTTGCTGTAAAAAACTACGTACTTAGTTGGGACTATGATGCCCTTGTAGATTACGTTGTACGGGGTATGTACGAAAAGTATATGGATAGAACACAGCCTAGAATTCATATAGATAACCTCATGGAAGAGTTCGGGGAAAACCGATGAAATACAACACTTCGCATTTCTTAGATAAGCTTATCGAACACGAGGGTATGGTTCTTACCGTCTATCAGGATACGCTTGGTATCGACACAATCGGTATCGGTCGTAACTTGAAAGACAGAGGGATTAGCAAAGAAGAGCTTGCTTACCTAGATATTCCAAACGTTGAGACTGTGTACCAGCACGGCATTACCGAAGCCGATGCGCGGTTTCTTGCAATGAACGACATCAAGATTGTAGAAAGCGAACTGTGTCGGGTTCACGAATGCGTAGAGAACTTGGATGCGGTTCGCCAGCTTATTCTGATGGACATGGCATTTAACATGGGTGTACCCCGTCTGTGCAAATTTAAGAAGATGTGGTCTGCAATCCACGAAGAAAACTTTGAAGCTGCGGGGTTTGAGATGATGGATTCGAAGTGGGCACGACAGGTAGGCCGAAGGGCACGTATACTTTCAGACGCGATGAAAGCGGGAGAATTTTAATGAAAACTATAGCACAAAAAATAGGAATGGCTAAAGAGGAACCGAAAGAAGTTAGTGGTGTAGCCAAGCCTTTTCCTTCTAGTGCACCTTATCGTATGCACAAAAAATACTATGAAAATAACATAGACAATATTAAAGATATATACAAAGAGCAGGGCATGGAACTGCCTAGCTATTTCGGTAGTGCATCCGACTATGCAGACTATCGTCGATCTCAAAAAATGTATGGTGGCAAAGTTCAACCTCGCGGTGCCATGCGTAGCACGGAGACAAGGTAGCATGTCCAGAGGAAGACCCGCAGAAGAAAGTGCTGAAAAAAACAGATCAGATGTAGGAAAGTCTATCGAACATGACATGCGTAGACCACCTCGCCCACAAGAACCGGGAGGAATCTACATACCAGATAAACCAACTGACAAAGCTATCGAATTAATGAAAAAAGGAAAAAGGGTAGCTTTTACCTAATGCAACCTAACCAACAACGAACGAGAAAAACGAATGATTGCAGAAACTCTTGCAGGTATCGCACTGGTAAAGAGTGCAGTCGATGGTATTAAGTCTGCAATCAACACCGCCAAAGACGTAAGTGAGGTTGCAGGGCACATCGACAACCTGCTAACTGGCGAAAAGCAGGTTCAACAACAACGTGCTAAAAAGTCTGGCACTAGCATTGGCGACCAGTTCGGCATCAAGTCGGTTGCACAAGAAGTTATCGACGCACGACTCGCCCAAGAACAAGTTAACGAAATGCGTACCCTAGTTGATATGAGGTTCGGCCCCGGAACGTGGCAATCCATAGTTGACGAACGAGCACGACGCATACAAGAAGCAAAAGAAGCTGAACGACAAGCTAAGATTGAGGCCCAACGTGCTCACGATGAGATGATGGAAGGACTCAAGAACTCCGTGCTGGTTAGTTTAGTTGTTGCCATAGCAATGGGTTTGTTTTTTGCTCTCCTTGTCTTCCTTCCGAAATAACTTGACTAATTTACATTTTTAGTCTATAATAAGTTCGAAGGGGATTAATATGGACAAGCTTGCAGTAGATGCACTCCGCCACACTTACGAATCAAAAAAGAAGACAGCAGAATATGTTTTTAAAAACTCTAAAAATGACTTACTTGCTATGGATAAGGCTGTTAAAGACTGGTCTGAAGCGCATTACCGCTTGTGTACGCTTGACTGGTTGGAAGACGACTATGACACGCTTCCGTCGCTGTTTGATTAAATACGTTGGCTGGGGTTTGCTATATTGTGGTAAGCCCTTTACCGCTGTAGGTAATTGGTTTTGGAAGTTGCATCGTAAAGTTTTGGATTGGAATAGCAAGTAGTGTCCATCACGTCATATCCAAATCTGGTTCGCTTATCAAGTACAGGCGATGGTAACCTCGTAGCTTTAGGTGGAACAAACGTAGACGCATTTGGTCGGTTACGGACAGCTTCACCGTTTACCTTATTTGACAGTCAAAATCGATTTGGTATAGACGGGCAGTTTGATACGAGTACATCAGGCAGCGGAAGCGCATCTCACTTAGCCAACGAAAGTAGCGTACAGATGTCTGTAACGACTACTTCAGGCGATGAGGTGATAAGAGAAACAAAGCGGGTATTTCCGTATCAGCCGGGTAAAAGCTTGTTGTTTCTTGCTACGTTTGTATTTGCTGCGCGGCAAACAAACCTTCGCCAGCGGGTCGGTTTCTTCGGAGCCAACGATGGTGTCTACTTTGAACAAAACGATACAGATATTCGGTTTGTTGTTCGTACGTCAACTAGCGGTAGTGCTGATGATACAGGCTACGTAGCACAAGCCAACTGGAACGTAGATAAGTTAGACGGTACAGGACCAAGTGGTAAAACCCTAAACGTAACCACAAGCCCCAAAGCACAAATCTTGTTTATGGACTTTGAATGGTTAGGTGTCGGGACAGTAAGATGCGGGTTTGTAATAGACGGTCAGTTTATTGTCTGTCACAAATTTCACCACGCTAACGACGTAACGTCTGTGTACATGAAAACGGCAATCTTGCCAATTCGTTACGAAATTACTGCAACAGATACTCTGTCTAGCGGTACAAGCATGAAGCAAATTTGTTCTAGTATTGTTAGCGAAGGTGGCTATCAGCAAGTTAAAGCGTTAAGTTGGGCACGTATGACTGCTGCTACCACAGTAACTACATCTTTTGAACCGCTGGTTTCTATACGATTAAATGCAAGTAGCTTAGATGCCGTAGTTTTACCAGCGTACTATACGGTGTTTCCAATTCCAAATAACGTAGACTACGAGATAGCCCTAATTAAAAATCCAACTTTAACTGGCGCATCTTACAATACCAGTGCATTTAATAATGTAGACTACGATGTGACTGCTACAGCATTAACAGGCGGTTCAATTGTTTTACAAAACTATACTAAGGGAACCAACCAATCTTCCGGTGACGCTATTGTACCAACAGGGTATAACTTTGATTTACAGCTAGGAAGAACCATAGCAGGTACAAGTGACGTATATACTTTAGCCGCACGTACAATTTCTGGTACAGACGATATCATAGGGTGTCTTGCTTTTTGGGACTTAACAGACGGTAACTGACATGGCAGAACGTAAAAAACGCACCCTTGCTTTAGAACTTACCACAAGCAATCAAGACATCTACACCGTACCGACA